CAACATACGGTGGAGCTATTGAGGGTGAGGAGAGCATTGGAGGAGTTGAACAAAAGAAGGATTGGCTCGAAGAAGCAATTATAAGAGAAGCACTACCGAAAAGCTTAAGAGAACCAAAGACTACACTAGAGTTTGTTAAACAATACAGTATAGCGACAAGCACATATTATGAAACGATTTCCAGAGAGGTCAACCAAAAGAAGATTATTGAATTATGTTTTAAACAAGCCAAAAGAAGATTGCCAGAAGTGATGGATAAACTTGGACAAAAGGCAGAAAGCGGAAATGATACAAGTATCCAACAGTTTATGGAGTATATAATGGATATTAAAAAGAGATTAGATATAACGAGTGATGATAAGCCAATACAAGCTCCAATAATAGATGTTTTATCAAACCAGTGCGACAACAAAGATAAAGAAGCTCAATAAAAGAATCAGGGCGATACCTGGAGGAACTTCGGCTAGTAAGACAATAAGTATTCTATTATATTTAATAGCCAGCGCTCAATCAGATACAACAGCTAAGCTTACTTCCATAGTATCAGAATCAATGCCACACTTAAAGAAGGGAGCTATCAGAGATTTCAAGAACATATTGAAAGTTCACAAATACTGGAAAGAAAAGAGTTGGATGAGTACCGATGCCATATATACATTTGAAACAGGTTCACAGATAGAATTCTTTGGGGCGGATCAAGCAGATAAGCTTAGAGGAGGAAGAAGAGATAGACTTTTTATAAACGAGGCAAACAACATTTCTTTTAACGCCTTTGAAGAACTAGAGGTTAGAACAAGAGAATTAGTATTCCTTGACTGGAATCCTACAAATGAATTCTGGTATTACACTGAACTCAAGGGAAAGAGAGATGATGTAGAAGAATTAGTTTTAACATATAAGGACAACGAGGCTTTAGATATAGAAACAGTTAAATCAATCGAGCAACGAAAGGACAGAAAAGGTTGGTGGCAAGTATACGGACTAGGACAGCTTGGAGAGGTAGAAGGAAAGATTTATAATGACTGGTTGATTATAGACGAAATACCCCACGAAGCTAGATTAGAGAGATATGGGCAAGATTTCGGCTATTCTAACGACCCCACAAGCATAGTAGCCATCTACAGATACAACGGAGGGTTCATAATAGATGAAATAACACACCAAAAAGGATTATCAAACAAACAAATAGCAGATATTTTCAATAACAAAGATAAGGCTTTAGTTCTAGCAGACTCAACAGAACCTAAGAGTATCGATGAGATAATGAGCTACGGAGTAAATATCCAAGGAGCATTAAAAGGACAAGGCTCAGTCAATCAAGGAATACAATTTGTTCAAGACCAAAGAATAAGCGTGACTAAAAGAAGTATCAATGTCATAAAGGCATACAGGAATTATATGTGGAAGATAGACAAGGACGGAAAGATACTTAACGAACCAGATCACTTCCTATCAGATGCTATGGATGCTGTACGTTACGGACTGAGTGAATATCAGCCAAAAAAACAACAACCAATATTAAGTGGACTTAAAAAACCAGTTTCATATAAATAAACATTATGCAAGATATAAAACAATTCATAGCGGATAATGAAAATATGGAGGTAGAAGTATCGCCTGGTGTTTCATATAATCAAAGAGATGTTATAAACGAATCATATAGGCTATACAACTCAAAGTATCAAGAATCCTTAGACTCTAGTGGTTTAGAAAAGATATTCTATAATATTATATGGGTTATCTATCGGACTATTATAATGGCTTCAGATATAGACCTAAAGGATATGCAAATGAGAAGCCTCAACGGGAAGATGATACCAGTCCTTCAACTGCTCAAGATGGCAGTTAGGAGTCATTTAAACAAAACAAAGTTCGGGATGTTCATTGATGACGCTATGCAACAGATGGTATGGTTCGGTAGCTCAGTATCCAAGAGAGTAAACGGAAGTGTTGAGATAGTAGACCTAAGGAACTATATAACTCAGCCACATATAAAAGACCCGCAAAACAGAAGCCATGCGGAGTCTATTTTTTATACCTATGACCAGATGATGGTTTTCAAGGAAGACTTTAAGGACAATTGGAAGGAGATAGAAGACCTATGGGAACAAATGCAAGAGAAGGGAGAGAATCTATTTAAAATAGTAGAGTTCTGGACTTGGGAAGAGATATATAAGAAAGTGCATAAGGTGTGCAAGAAACACCTAGACAGAGAAGACTACAAGCCAGATGATTACCGGGGAACAGAAGACTGGAGTCCATACTTACTACTGGATACTTTCATAACTCCTTATAAAAGAAAAAGAAAATCTAAAAAAGACATAAAGAAACTAGGAGAGATGGAAGAAGTATTCCCCTATGAGCAGGTAGACTTCTTTGATTGCCCTGGCAGATGGATAGGAATGGGATGCGGAGAGCTTCTGGCTGGGGTGGAAGAACATTACAATGAGCAATACAACCTTAAGAGAAAGAAAGATATACTTGATTTAAGGGGTATATTCGTACACAAATACACTAACTCCTCAAACTCACTAACCCAGAACTTCCTAGATAACCTAGAGACAGGAGATGTACTCTCAATGGATGTTGGAGAAGATATACAAAGACTTGTTATCGACACTAAGACTAATGAGTTCATAACAACAGTAGATAAGCTTTACGAATTAGCTAGATTGATAATGGGAATACAAGCCGTAGCGGCCGGAGAAGACCTACCGTCCAGCACAGCGACAGAAGCTGTTATCAACAAACAGATACAACAAACCACCTATGACTTCGTAAGAGAGCAAATGCACCACTTCCTAGTGGGGCTATTCTCTAACGGATACTTTGAAGACATTATAAATGAAATAACAGAAAAGGAAATCATAGCTATAAGCGGAGACCCAAAAGAACTTCAAGAATTAGATAAGATGTTTGTAGACAACCTAGTCAATGCAGAGTTCGCAAGGATTAAGGATGAAACTGGGATGTACCCAGGAGAAGAAGAATACAAAGCTCTTAAGGATAAGCTTATGTCTGACCATAAGGCACACGGTGATATGAGATTCCCAGAACTCAAGAAAGAACTAATCAAGGGACTAGAATACTTTATTGAATTTTATGTAACCAACGAAGGATTTGATAAGAATATTAAAGTCCAGAACCTAACAGCACTAAAGAATGACCCTAGCTTTACAGGATCAAGAGAGGCTGTAGACGATGAGATACTAGAGCTTATGGACCTAAACCCAGCTCGATATGAGAAATCAATGGAAGAAAAGACCAGAGAGGTAGAGGCTATGAGAGAACGAGCTATGGCTGAGGCAGCTGGAGTCAATGCCCCACAACCAATGTCGCAGGATAATAACCAAGAAGCTTTAATGGAAGCTAATCCAATATTATGAAAATAGTAAAATGTGACGCAGATAAAAAAGAACAAGAAAAGATAGCTAGTGAGATAAAGAATAAGAAAGACCTAGTCAGGGATTCTTATATCGACGGATTGAGAAGGAACAAAAGATTCCAAGATTATGTTATTGACGGAATAATCAAGAAGAACATAGACCAACTAACAGACTTAAGAAACATACCCAACGCAGACTTTAATAACCTAGAGGAAGTGGGGAAAATAGTTATGCAAACTAAGATGGCGAGAACTGTCTTAGAGAAAATACTTTCAGAACTTATAAATTAGGGGTTCTGATTCTGCTCATTAAGTCATCTCATTTAAGAGATGGTGGGTAGATAATAACCCTTAACATTATGCCCAAAGAAGACCTAACTCAGGAGGAGGAAGTGAAAACTAAACCTACTGCTGAAAGCGAATCAGAGGACTCGGAAGACTTGGAAAATATCTTCGAGGACGATTCGCAAGAAGAGCCAGAAGATAAATCAGATGAGATATCTGAACTTAAAAAACAAGTTGCTGACCTTACGAAAGGAATGGCTAAGGCCTTTTCTGACAAAGGTCGGGAGAGCAAGGATGAACCCAAAGAAGAAAAGAAAGCTGATATTAACTCAGTCATTAAGAATCTTTACTTCAAGGCAAATCCCGAAGCTCAAGGAATCTGGGAAGAGGTAGAAAAGACTGCCAAAGAAGTTGGCAAAGACCCTTT